GGACGCTTGCCACCGGCACGCCAGGCCAGGTTTTCGATCCGCTTGCCGTCTCGGTAGGCGTTCCACGCCTTGATGGTGACAGCAAGGACCATGTCCGGACTGGGCTTGTCCCGCTTGAGTGACCGGTGAGCTGTGCGGTTTTCGTTACCGCCAGTGCGACCGCTACCGCTGTTGATCAGCCAGCGTCGCAGGACGAAGATCGGGTTATCCTCCTCCAACGAAGCTCCGAGACCGAGCTTGTGGAAGAAATCCTGGCAGTCCTCCCAGTTCAACTCGTGGAAGATGAACCAACCAACACCGCTCGTGGCAGCGGGTGCATCTGGAAACTTCCGGCGAACCCGATCCCCCTCGGAGGTGGCGATCGCCAACCGACTCTTGTGGTCGGCATGGAACGCCAACAGCTGCTGCAGAGTAGGCGTCATATAGCGATTGTCCATCGGTGCGTCGGTGTTGATGTAGCGGTCGTACAGGAACGCCCACCGGATCACCGAAGCCAGGCGGTGAACGTTCGACTCTCCCCGCAGGCTGAGCTGATCAGAGAGGGTTCGACGATTGCCGGTGTCCATGACCTCCTGGGTCTCGGGGTCGAGGTTCCGTCCCACCAAGAACTGGGCGGGCAGTCCGGCTTCCACCACTGCCTGCAGACGGTTCTGACCGTTGATCAGTACGCCGTTGTAGTCGAAGCCGATAGCGTCGTTGCTGAGCTTCCACTCGCCTCGCTTGATGGCTGCAGCGTATATCTGAACCGACCGTTTCTTGATCGGCCGGTTGTTGGTGTTGGACAGCAGCCACTCCCGTGCCATCTCGGGAGTGACAAGCACCACCTCGAACTCTGGCTCGGGCGTGCGTCCGTTTCTGGTTGAGGGAGCGCCTTTGACGATCCCAGGTCGCTTTGTGATGTCCTCCATAGGAGCACCATAGCATGTGGTTTGACCGGTTGTCAAGCTCCCCATCAGAAGTCGTCCAGACCTCGGAGATCCTCGATACGCCAATAGGCGTATCGGACCCGCAGGTACAAAGGCACTGGGACGGCCTGAATCCTGTAAACCCGAAAGGCGTTGGCGAGGTTATCCCTAGGACAGTAAAATTCTGAATCCGGCTGGCCGTCGTTGCTTATGGTTTCAATACGGCAACCGCATTCGATGGCTCGACCTGTGGTCGGATGAAGGTGCGTCGTAGCAGTAGCGGTTTTCAAGACTCGGTCGACCGCAGCTCGAGTGCGCTCCTGATCATAGCCCACCACTGCCTCAGTGATGTCAGCTATGAGTCGACGGGATTCTTCGGAGCTGGTCGATGATTTCATGGCTTTAACTCTTTCACCCAGCCACTATAGATAGTGATCTGCCCCCAACCGTGTATGGGTGGGTTCTCCTCGACGAACCGTTGGACTTCAAGCTCCGACCAGAAGACAAGCCATGTATGTGGTTCTGCTTCCCAGCTGACGACCCATACTATCTTGTGGGGATCTCGGTCTTCGAGCCACGCCAGCAGTCGAGGAACACCGAATAGGATCGGCAAACAGACCGCCAGCACCAACGCCGCATCATCCCAGCGTATTGCGACCATCACGACCCCCGGAAGTTGTTGTGGGTCCGACGATGGTAGATCTGGTCGCACTCAGCTCGACCCTTCATCATCGTGATGGCCATGGCGATCGTCTCGCTCGATGGCGAGGGAATGCCCGCCAGCCAGGCGATATCGTCCCACTGCTGGCAGGTCATCTGCTCCGCCACCTGGGCCTCGACCGTACGATCCTCGCTGAGCTTGAAGCTGGTCAGGACTGCAACCATCTTCTGGGCTTTGCGGACCTGATTTGCCCGCTTGTTGGGGTTCTGCGGTTCGCCCATCACTGGCCCCACAGGTTCTCGACTGCCGCCCAGAAGGCGGACAGGAGGCTGTCGTCGTCGAAGGGGTCGACGTAGTAACGACCCCGGATCTGGTTGGTGATGTCCGGCCGCTCGCTGGCTAGAGCGTTGAAAGCGTGCTGGCCTTCCCGCATTCCCGGTCGCCGCCTCAGGCAGGCGACCTTATCGGCGAACTGGCTAAAGCTGAGGGTGGTCTCCATAGGAACAGTATAACACAGCCTTGACTCTGTGTCAAGTCTCCACGATTTGCAGCTTTGGTTGCGGTCGAGTGAACCCCAACCCCTTCAGCAGCTCGACCTCGAGGTGCGGTTCCTTCCGACCACCGATGCAGGGTTCGAGGTATGGGCACCGCCACTTGCACATCTGCGGGTCGGGATGGCGTTCATGCGCCTGCTCGGGGTGATAGGCCATGTTGATGGAGGCTGTCGCTTCTCGCACGACTGTATTGATCTCCTCGGATGTACGGTAGATCCAGTCTCGGCTGTACCGTTCCTCTGGCGCCATCGGCCGTTTAAGCTGTTGGGTGCGAGTATGGGATAGGATCGCTCCCCGAACCGGGTAACCGAATTGCCGCATCGCCCAGATGTACAGCGGGGTCTGGTCGTCGAGGTCGAGTTCCTTACCGTTCGGTAGGTTGCGGACTGCCTTGTGATCGATAACCCACAGGTGACCCCGGAACTCAATGACCAAATCGATTCGGCCGACTAAGACGATCTCGCTGTTCGGTAGCTGGACCTCGAATTCGACTTCGACCTCCCGGATCGTCCACCCTAGATCGACCTGCTTCGCCCATTCACGGTAGCCGTTGTACATCCGGAGGCAGGTGGCGCCGATCTCGTGAGCCTTGCCGTCGGGGTTCTTGGCGTCGTTCGCGTTGAGTAACTCGACTATTTGGAGCAGTGCCCCTTTGCCTGGGTCAGTGACGTCGCCTGTGTTTCTGACACCACTGTAGTGACAGTCGAGGATCTCGTGCCACAGGATTCCGATCGACAGAGGCTTGTTGAGCTTGGGCGCCTTCCATCGATCGAAATACTGCAGCTTGTGTTTGTGTGGACATTGCCTGAATGTGCTGATCTCCGTCCAGGAGGTGGTGTGGCTAGATCCGTCAGTACGTTTGGGCATCGTGCCCAGTCTAGTGCCGAGCTTGCCGAGCTGGCTAGCAGCGGTCGGCGGCCTCCCACACCATGTTCATGAACGCCTGGGCCGGTGCTTGCGGAGCAATGCCCTCTTCCCAAGGCGGCACATTCAGGTGGACGTGATCGGCGGCCAGGTACTCCGGGTGTACGGCCACGACGAGCGACCAGTCAGCAACTTGGGTGTGCGCTCGAGTGGCAGCGATGGTCTGAAGATCCTTACGCACCTGGGCGACGTGAGCTGAGTTGCGGGTGTTGTCCGGCAGCACCACGACCACGCATGAGTTGGCGTGCGGAGCGTAGAGCAGGCGGAACAGGTCGGCCTTCTGGGTCTCGCCGTAGGGGTTGGGTTCGGCGTAATTCTGCCCGTAGGCGAACACCCAGGTTGAAGCCGAGGTGGTAGCCCCGGCGACATCCTGCTCAACTCGAGGGAGTGAGTTGATGGCGACAGTGCCCGGGTAGACCTTACCATCGACATCGGCGTTTCGGAACTCGCCTCCGTATAGGATGCCTTGCCAGATCACGGAGTCGCCAGCGATGGCGTTTCGGTTGGGAACGGGTGGGACCTTGACGGTCTGGCAGGCAGTAACGACTGCGAGAACCAGGCCCAACATGATGGTTAGTTTCCTCATGCCGACATTATAACACACAACATGACTACGTGTCAAGTATCAGTAGTACCAGCCCGTTTCGCCAAGCCACTTCGGGAAGCCCCGACCAGGCGGGTTGGGCACCTCGTAGACAGTGAACAGCAGTTCGGCCCGAATCTCCCTGGGCTTCATGTCCCGATATTGCGGATATCGTCGACGCACCTGCTTGATCAGCAAGCCCTCCATATGCTTAACATCGTTCACATCGCAGAACCGGATCCCGAGGCAAACCCCGGGGTCCTCCTCCGAACCCCGGGTGGTCGCCGCAATCATCAGTGGTGTGTTCATCCTCATGCTCCCCACGGCAGTCCGTGCTTACGGGCGCAGATCGGGCCGTAGCCGACTTCGGTGCTCTCGGGGGTGTCGATGGCCAGGGAACAGAAGCAGCACCGCTCGAACATATGACCGAACTCGGCTGCCTGCTCGGCAGTGATCTTGTTGTCGGGGTTCAGCTTGCTGATAGCGCCACGGTCGTAATCGAATCGGGTGCCGTCCCACTTGCAAGCGTAGAGGTTGCCGCTGCCCTGGGCTTGATGGACCCGGTAGTACTCGCCATTCACGACGTGGACGTCGCCCTTGACCAGCTCCGGCTTCGTGGGTTCGATGTGCGAGACCTTGACGGCGTTCGGCTGCTGCTTGAGGATGTCGATCATCGAGCTGGCACCACTGGCCGGATTGGGCAGAGTGTTCAGCGCGGCGACGATCTCATCGGCATCGGCGTCGGGCGTCTTCTGCGCCAGCAGCGATCGCAGGAACGATTCCTGTCGCTCGCTCATCGGAGGCGGACCCTGCGCCTTGAGCAGGCGGTCGATGGTCTCGCTGGCGGTCGACTTGCTCATCGCCTCAGCATCGGCCTCGGCCACGCTCAGGCGGACCAGGAACGCCACCTGCTTGTCGGTGGCCCTAGGACCTCGAGCGAGCGGGCTGGCCTCACGCTCCATCGTGTGGCGAGCGGCGAAGCCAACGCAGTCGTGGCTGAACACTTCGGCGAGGGTGTCGAACGCTCGGCCGCACTCACCGCAGGTTTCCTTCTCAGTGTCGGTGGTTGATGTCATACCGACATTATAACACGGTAGTTGACCCCGTGTCAAGGTACGCAGAAGCCGCCCCGCCGGTACACCTGTTCCGGCACACGTCAGACATGCGCCCCGTTAATTCGGGAGGTGTGCCGACGGGACGGCTTGCGCCCCAACGATCAGAGATCGTCGGGAGTGACCTCGCCCGTGTCAGCCTCAGCCTCGCCGTTGGTCGCAGCCGGCTTGGTTTTCTTGGCTTTCTTGGGAGCAGGCTGCGGCCACTCGAACCCGTCGATCGTGTCCCGTGCGAGCTGGCGAGCTTCGTCGCCCAGCTGCTCATCTCGAACAGTGGCGTACAGCCTCGCCTTGAGCTGCGCATCGTGGCCCGGCATGAATCGGGATTTCTTGTGCTTCGGCGTGTTGCCGCAGCCGCAAAGGCAAGCTGCCCTCGGCTCCGCCTCAGCCTCAGCTGTCTTGGTGTCGGTCACTGATTACCTTCTCCTAGCTTGACGGGAGTACGCCTCCCAGTCTAGCAGATTCGTTGCAAGTCCGCAAGTGCTACTTCAACCGCATCCAGTTCTCGATCGGTGAACGGCTCATGCGTCGTATCGGTCCGGAGCCGCAGATCGGGATGCTTCAGCGTGGCGATTTCGAGAGCGTTCTCGGGCGTAATCGCAATCGCCCAGACCGTACCTCGCCGGTACTGGTTAGTCCACTTCAGGACCTTAGCCGCCGCCTTCATAAGCTGTAGCAGCTCACCCGCCTTGATCTCAGGCTCTTTCGGTTTGCTCGGTTGCTTGGGTGGCCGAGCTGCGATCTCCCTCGCCTTATCGAGGAACTTGGTCCAGCCCCGCTCCTCGAGGATTGCCTCCGCCTCAGGATTGCCGCCTGCTAGTGCTTCCTTGACCAGGTGACTCTTGTATTTGGCATCGTGCCCTGGTCGAAACTCCCCGCCTTTGGTGGTTTCACCGCATCCGCATATGCACTGTGGTTGATCTGCCATGCTCACATCCTAGCACACGTGTCAAGTCGTTTCCCAGGCTTACGTGCGCCGTTGTATGCGTAGTCATGCCAGGAGGCATAGAACGGTTGGACAGTTGCTAGACATCGAGGGTGGTACCCTGGTGGGTACTCCGAGAGGGTTTCTACGGGGTAGCTGACTCGCTCACCGCAGTAGCACACCAGCTCAAAGGTCGTCAACATCGATCCACCCGAACGCCAGGCCGGCGATCACGATCACGCACACGACCAGAACGATCAGCAGACCCGCTTCACGCCACATCAGCCGGAATCTCTGCGTCGACCACCGGGTGTTCCCCCGTGTAGCGCTTGATGAGCTTCTGATCGTGCGGACGGTCAACAAACCAATACCGCAGGCTCAATCGTCGACGGACAGCACGCCACCCCCGTAGGAAACCGACGAACGAGTCAGGAAGTTCGTTGAACCCCTTAATGGTCATCTCCTGGGTGAAATGCCAACACTTGACGCAGACCGTGGTTGCATTCGGAAGCACCACGTGGTGGACCGCATCGCCCATCTCTTTGTGGCACAGCGGGCAATGAGTCGGGATATTGATGGCAATGCTCATGACTTGGATCCCCTCCGGCGACCTCGAGTGGGTCGACCTCGCTTGCGATGCTTGGTAGCCGTCTTGCCGGTGTATACCCTACACCCAGGCCCTTCGCACCGATTGCCTTTCTGGCACTTTGCGTGGAAATCCGCAGCGTGGTAGTCGTTGTACGGATTCCCCGCCATCGGGCCTGGCACTACACCCGCCCCCGGAGAGTAGCGATCTCGGCTTGCGCCTGCGCAATCACCCGCTCCTGGTCCTGCTCACGAACCTTCATAGGGCTGAAATCGCCGAACTGATAGCGGATCAGCTGTTGTTCCCGTCGCCGTAGAGCTGCGAGCTGACGACGGTGACGACCGTGCCGGACACCGTAGCGCTCTCGAGCTGCCTCGTTGGGTCCGCTCGTCTCGTGTCGACGAGAAAACCACCCCTTCGGCTTGGTGGGCGCCTTGCCTTGGCCACCCATATGCCCGGTCATTCGTCCTCCTCCTCCGCCAACACGGCGACCACGTAATTGTGCAGCCGTTCGGCTCCTCGTCGGATATCTTGAACTGCCTGGATCGGACTCCGGGTCATCCCGGCCACCAACCCTTCGTGAATGCTGCGCAAGGTGGGCGCCAGGATGTCGTCCACTTCCTCGTTGCTATATGCCATAGATTGCGACCTCATCAGCGTGGCCCGGAGCCGCCTCACTCCGGGAACGCTGGGAGACCACACTCACCCGATCTCGAGCTTGTTGCTGTCTCGAGGGAAGGTGTAGTCCTTCGGCTGGGTTTTCTTGTCGATGACCCGAACCGTGACCTCGTCATCGGTCTCGCTGACGATGTGGCCTTCCTTCCACCAGCGGCCGACCTTGACCTTGGCGGGATGGAACCCGGCGACCTCGGTCGGCTGCAGGGTCTCGGGGTCGAGTTCGCCCCGATCCCCGGCGAAGACCTCTCGTGGATCGGTTGACTCGGGATCCTCGTCGGGCTTGTTGACGTCCTTGACCTTGGGCGCCTTCGGCTTGGCAGCGGTCATGAAGTGACCCCAGCCCCGTTCCTTGGCGAGCGCCACCGGGTCCTTGGTGACCAGCGAGCCGCCGTCATCGAAGGTGAAGCCCTCGCCCGCACGGAACGCCTTCAGCAGGGCGGACTTGAACTTGGCGTCGTGGCCCGGCTTGAAGGTCCGCCGCTTCGGGATCGTCGAGCCGCACGAGCGGTGGATCTTCAGCTCGCTGCCTTCGTCATCCGTGGTGACCTCGACGACGGAGTAGCACTTGCACTGGTTGAAAACTGGAGTGTCGGTCATGGCTGACTTCCTTTCGTTGTCCTCCATGACCATTATATCATGTCCGTGACTTGGTGTCAAGTCCCCATTCCTAAGATCTTCATCCGTCCAGGCCAGACCGAGCGCCTCCTCGAGCGTGCCGGCGAAACCCACCGTTTCGACAGGTATAGTCCGATGAACTACCTTCCATCGACCATGCTCCGAGGAGGAGACAGCCGATACAAGGTAGTTCCCGGACCTGTAGAGCCAGCGGCTTACCTTTTCGAACTCTTCTGCCATCAGCCTGCCTTGGCGGTCTCGATGACCCGACGGAAACCGACTCGCTCGGTCAGGTCGTGGGTGTGGATGCAGGTACCGCACAGCCAACCAGCGTCGCTGGCGTCGATCCACCGGCCCTGGCCGACGGCCTCGGGGCAGCTCCAATGGCTGTGGCTGACGCTAGCCTCGTCGGTGACCACACCGATCAGGCTGTCGGCGTGGCGAGTCTCGATGAAGCGCCCGCGGTGTCGGCTACGGACGGGGACGCTGGCGACGATCTCCATCGGCAGGAAATGGCCCCAACCCTTCTCGACCATCGTGACCACGGCGAATTCACGGACCCACCAGCGGGAATCCCGGGCCTGGCTCAACAGACGACCCTTGAGCCGACCATCGTGACCAGGACGGAACCGTCGGGCGACTCGCTCGCCGCAACCGCATTCGCACTGCTTGACTTGCTGGGTCCCGGTCTCTTGCATGTTTCCATTATAACATGTCCTTGTCTCGGAGTCAAGGTTTAAACCCCCTCCGAGCCGCAAGCTGGAACCCTGTGATCGCCAAATCGGTGTCTTCGATCTTGGCCTTCAACAACTCTACGAGTTCGGCGTCCACCGTATTCTTCGTAACCAAGTCGATAGCCAGTGTCGGGCGATCCTGACCAAACCGTCGAACACGTCTACGAGCCTGACTATTAACAAAAGGCCGGGGACTCCTTTCAACAAATATGCAACAATCGGCCCTGGTAAGTGTAACACCCTCAGATAGTGTTCCAACGGTTCCCACCAGAACATCGTACTTACCTTCCTTAAAGCCACGGATCGTGGCCTGCCGATCGTTCATCGAATACGCCGAAGACACCACCCCGACCGAGCGTTTCATCGAGACCAGGAGACGTCCCAAGGCCTCGGCTGTGTTCTTGTAGGCGCAGAACATGATGGTAGGATGAGTGCGCTCCGCCATCAACTCCCGGACCACATCGAGCTTACACGAGCCGGTCTCATCCAGATCGAGGGTCGACAACCCGGTCGAACACTGCAGCAGCTTCTGGTATTTGCCGCCGTCGTTCCAAGACACCACCTCCGTGCCCGTCTCCTGAAGGACAGCGAACCAGTCTTCCTCGAGCCGCCGGTATACCGACATTTGCTTAGGCACCATGTCCAGCTCGATGGTCTGGCTAGTCATCGGAGGCAGGTCCGGCAGTACCTCGTCAAACGTACGCCTTAGCCAGCGGTCGGCTAGGCCCCACTCCTGCGCTGCCTGCTCCCAGGTAAATCCCCGCTGCAACCCGGTAATCTTCGTGCCGCCCCATGGCGGTTTCCAGGTACGGAAGTACTCGTAGACCCAGTTCCAGTAGTTGGTGAATCGCTTGTCCCCGGGGTGGATCAAGCGCAGGAACATGAAGATCTCGTGCGCCCAGTTAGGAAGTGGCGTCCCAGTTGCTAAATAGATCCGGTCGCTCTTAAGCTTGGTCGAAACTACCTTGGTCCAAACAGTGCCTCGAGCCTTCAGGTAGTGGGCCTCGTCGCAGATGATCGTATCCCACCGACGAGCCAGATCCTCCCGTGGAGCCGCCACGACGTTGTAGACCGGGTTGCCGGTCTTGGATACCTCACCGGTAGGGACCCGCTTACACACACTAGAATAGGACCCCCAGGTGATCTCAGCGTCGGGATGCCACAGCTCGATCTCTTCGTCCCACACGTCCGAAAGAGCGGCCGGCGATAGGACTAGGGTTCGACCTTGGGCGGCCAACAGAAGCTGATTGGTCTTACCAACACCTGGCTCATCAGCCAGCACTGCTCGTCCTGCGTCTAGCAGGAATCGGCTACCGGCAGCCTGGTATGGTCGTTGTACGGGCACGAGATCACGAAGCGACTGGTTCGACCGACCTAGAGAAGATATTCTTCTGCAACCATTGGCCCGACGCATGAGCGCTGCGCTCGATCGCACTCAGCCAATCGAGGATCTCGTCGCAACTCAAATCATAGGCTCGGATAGTAGCAATAACGGTAGACAGCCCTGGTTTTCGCTCACCGTTGCGAAGCCGGGATGCCATGGTGAAGTGCAGTCCAACGGAGTCTGCAAAGTCGGAGTTGGTTATCGTGGTCATTTGCTAAGTACCAGTGTACTATAGCGTTTGCCTCTCGGTCAAGAGGCTACTGCTGGTAACCCCTGGTTCAGACGCCATGCGCCTTCCCAGGTCTCCCACCACCGCCAGGCGTGTTCTTCGATCGTGAACTGTGCTGCCATCGCCCTCGCAGCTTCCGAATGCTCCGTGCGGAAAGCGTCGTTAACCAGCAGTCGGCGGACCACAGAAGTCCAAGCTCGACTCTTGTTCGGGACCACAAAGCCACCACCAAGCTCCTGCAAACTGCGATACTCCGAGGTGTTGGAAGCTACGAATGGAACGCCTACCGCTGCGTACTCGAGCGGCTTAAGCCACGACTTGGACCGGTTAAAGGCAGTGTCCGCCAGGGGAGCTGCACCTACCGCCAGGGTGGCGACGTGGTCCATCCAGTCATCGAACTCGACCGTACCGGGACCTTCGGGGTCACGATCCAAACCCAAGGCTCGGCCTGTGCCGTCGGGAGGTCCAATGATCCGAAAGGGAAAGCCTTCCTTCTGGAGGATGCTAGCGGTAACGCCGAGGAGAGGGAGGTCATCAGGGTGCGACTGCAAAGCGCCTGCCCAACCCCAGTGCGGCTCGAGGTCATCCGGCCGTTCGATCTTCAAGAATCGTTCGGGGACACAGTTCCGTAGGATTCGGGCGTTGTTATATTTGCTGTAGCGTTCCATCAGCTGCGGTGTCGACACCGTTACCAAGGTCGCAAGCTTACAGGCCTCGGTGGCGATCCGCCAGTTGTTGCTTGGTGACCACTTCGGGTGCAGCATCCGGAAAGCAGCGTTCGAGGGATGAATGCAGGTGAGGTCGTCGTCCATGTCGACCACCACCGCCTTACCACGCCCACGCAACAGTCGGATGAGGTCGTATGCCAGGATGTTGGTGGGTCGCTGGAACACGAAAACATCGACATCATCGGTCTGATCAGTGATGGTAGCGATCCGGCCACTGAGGATCACGCCACCGATGCCTGACGCTTCGCCTGGTAGGATGACCTCGCTGTCGTATCCCTGGTCGGTGAGCGCCTGGCCAGGCCAGATCATCCGGTAATGCCCGCAGCCCCATTTATCTGCTGGGTAGACTTTTACTCTCATGCGCCTAGCTCCGGTAGGATGCCTTTATCGAAAACAGTCAGGGTGCGTCGGTGATCAGCGCCGCCCAACAGCTGAATGTCCATGCCGTTGACCACCTCAGTTACTTGAACCTGTAGATCGTAGTCATCGGTCGTGGCTGGCACGTAGTAAACTGTGCTGTCGATGACCTGCTGTGCCGTGCCGACGACACCAGGACTGAGCTGCCATATCCGATCCCAGTTCGAACCATTCACGTTTAGGCGGACCTCCCATCGTGCGCCCGCCACTACACTAGCTGTGTTGACCAGAGCGTGTGTGTGGATGCCATACGTGTGGCTGCCAACTAGCGGCACATCGAGCAGCTGCATATCTGTGACGTTAGACACAGTGCGTGGCGAATCATCCACCTCGAGGATTTGTTGGCGGATCGGCCCCTGCGGCTCGATCACCCCGACGATCAACGCCTGGTGGGGTGGTGCAAAAAATACAGTGACTCGAGAACCAGCGTTCAACGCAATACCGCTGGTAACATCGTGGCACGGGATGCTGAAAGCATCGCCGTCCATTACCACATCGTGGATACTGGGCGCCGATAGCGGAGTTACAATAGTGCCATGACGAACGAGCGGCTGCACCATCGAGGCTAGTACCCTCTGAACCGCCACCTCCGCAGCGGTTTCAATAAGACTAACCAGGCTTGAATCGACTACACTCACGGCGAGAATACCTCGCCTGGCTCAGCTTCATAGGTGCGTCGCACGTTGTGCTGCATGGGCATGCCGTCCCGACAGGTCATAGACCACGACAATTCGAGGTATCGGGTACCCTCGTAGTCGATCACGTTGTAGGTGTCGTGGCGGGGATCGGGTGGGCCGGAGAATTGAACGGTTTCGTAGGGGAATTGCCAGCTACGGGCGAGCGCTCGAGCTGCCAGAGCGGCATCATCGTTCGTATCGATCCCCTGCATCTGCTCGACGTGCGCACGAACGTAGCCTCGGTTTGCGGCCGAGTGAGGCGCTGAATCCGGTATGTCGTAGACTCCGTAGACTGAAGCTTGAGTCGCACCGTTGTTGATGACCACGAAACGATTGGGCAAGTCGAGTAAGTTGGTGGTCTTGGTGGTCAATCCGAGGTAGGTGCGACCACCCATCGGGTAATCGATCACCACGTCCTCGGCAGCCGTCTCCGGGTTGGGCATCAAGTGCAACTGGGCTACGCCTGCGTTATCGAAATAAAGTTCGTGGTAGCCGATCATCGCTGCTAGTTCGTTGACGATGCGAAGGCGGCTAGTGCCAGCGGGCCAAGCGATCGCTTCCTGCGATGACGAAATAACAGCACCAGAACTATCAACCACGAACTGAATCGGCAGTTCACTCAGCAGCTCGATAATGGCGTCGGTGATTCGTTTACCGGGACTATAGGCGATCGTCCGGTCGGTCTGCTGGTCAACGATTAAGGATTGGTCGACGAGGTTCAGCGCAGGGACCGACAGAACGGTATCATCCATCGAGCTGAGGATGACCGCCGTAACCTCGGAGAACAGGAAAACGCCCTGGGGCTTCTCAGTACCATCGTGAAACAGCATGGTCAACCCGAGACGATCCTGAATAACATCGATGTCGTTGATGACGTCGGGGGTCAGCTGCAGTCCGGTGAGAGTCCGTTTGGTGGCTTTCGACGTATCAACCGACAGCTGCGGGGGTTGATCCCGGTTTACCTGGAGAGACGCCTGAATGACCTGGCGGCTCTGGTCGAGTAGATCAAAGCGCCAGGATGCCGCACGTTGCGACACCGCCAACATGTCCAGCAGGACATCAGACACCAATCGTCTCCGGCGAGATAACTGGAGTGGCTAGCTCCGTCACAACCACATCCACTAACCAAATATCGCCCAGATCGGGATCGTGGAGACTGGTAAAGCTGGGCATGCTTATGGTGGCATAGAATCGATTCCCGCAGTTATCACGAACCACGAGGAAACCGACGTGAGCGTGGCAGATTTCGTGAATACCTTCGATCACGTCGAGGCAGGGCGTTTCTGGCGTACACAATGCAGCCACCAGCAATCGACGCTGGAACCGGAAACCTAGCCGCTCGAGCGGCCGGAAAGAGATATGTTTGTCCCTACCATACACCGCCTGGATGATGTGCGAGTCGGCATCAAGGTTGGTCCAGTCCTTACTGATCGGCAACTGGGACCCGTAGGCCTCGGGGAAAGCCACGTTGAAGCTCGGATCATCCGGTGCCGTAATGATCATATCAGCGCCTACCGGCGAGGCAGTGGTGCGACACACCTCTTCCACGAAATCAGAAAGCGAGCCGTCAACTCTCGCCTGCCGGATCCGGTAGCACACCTCGCTGCCATAAACGTGGCTGTAATCGTCCCAACAGAAAGGCACGGTACCGCTAGCTGGCACTCCCGTAACCGGCGATCCCGTAGGCGCTATGATTGCAACGGTAACCCAGTCTGCAGCCATCTGCGCAGATTCCATGCGCTGGATCTCATAGTAGTCGAACTTGTCCTGGGTCAACGTAGTAGGCGACCAGCACAGTCGGTTATACGGGATCCCCGTGACCGCACATTCGGGTCTCGTAAACGGCGGACATGGGTCGCACACTCCCCCGGTAACTGACTGGGTGAGCACAGTAACCGAAGCGCCAGTGATTGCCGGTGGCTGCGATAGTATCGACACCTGGAGGTCGCTAAGCCGTGCGGTAGTGTCCTCGAGGGGAAGGAATGGGTTGGTAGGGGCTATGAATGCGTGGCCTGTTGCTGCTCCCGCCGCCGTCTGATCGCCGGTACCGGTGACATACACCTCAGCGACCAGGGCGCCGATACGCCACACATTGTTGGTCTTGCCCGGTTCACCGTAGTCCGCCGCTAAGGTGAAGCGTGCCCGGACTCCCGCCGCCTCGTTAATATCGATGCCGACACCAAACGGGACCGTGACCTCGTGATAGGGATCACCATAACGGTCGTTGCCCACTAGTGGCGCCGCCAATACCATCGCTTCGGTGATACGGAAGGGTCCGGCGATCAGAGTATCCGCATTGTTGACCAGATCGAGGTCGACATATTTCCGGTCGGATGGTGCTGTGGGGGAGGTCAGCACGGCCATATTCACTCGAGCTTTGCCGTATACCGTACTGCCGGCAGGCACAGCTAACTGCTGGCGTGGTCGCTTGGCGCTGCCGCCATCAGATTTCTGAGGGAGCGTGCCGCTGTTGCTGCCGGAATACGGCTGGGTGTCCACCACCTGAGCACCAGCACTCAGCATCCGCAACGCTGGTAGGCCGTCCAACTGCGTACCCAAGGATCGATGGACGTCTTTCTCCCACAGAACCAGATCGTGCAAATCCCAGTCCAGGTAGGTGTAATGCTGGAACCCAGTCCCCGGGTTTTTGTCTCGGAGCGAACGCCAATCGAACGACCCCGAACCGCCATAGTCGTCCGAGCTGCCGGGACAACGCACAAGCACAATATACTCTTGACCCGCTATAACCGTAGCAGGCGAGCCAGTGGCGTTTGGTTGGAACATCGTACCCGAAACCCACTGGTAGGTTCCGGGCGGTTCGATGATCGCCACTCCTGCTCGACCCTCGGGGATCGAATCGACGTGGATCCGCATAAGATCCATGATGTTGCTTTGGGTATTGAGTGCTCGAAGCTGGAGTCGCCGGTTACCGATGCTGCTAGCAAACTGACGAACAGCCTGGGGAGTCCATAACCGGAACGGTGTCGTCCCGTGCTCGATAAACGCCTCGGCCATGTGCCAGTTCGAGTATCCCGCCGGGAATAACCTCACCCACGAATATGCGCCGTCTTGATCGATGCGTCGCACATTCATGCTCTTTAGACCGTTATACTCAATAGCGACGCTTAGAACGTGCCGATCGAGGGGGAAGGCACTCGCCCCTGGCATGTGAACCGTAACCTGTGACGGCGTAGCTCCCGAGTTAAACAGGAACTTCCCGTCATCAGCAACTGCCAGCTCGTCGCCAGTTACCGCACCACCGCCCTCGTCGACCACGTTCGAGGAGGCAGTGATTGTCGAGGTATAGCTGGTAACCGAATGCCCAGCACCTGGGTCGAATCCGCTTGCCGGATATAGCTCGACCAGGAACGGCTTGCGGTGGCCACCCCAATAGGAGGCTGACAGAACGGGGTTGTTGGTCGACGCACCCGAATACAACGCCACCTGGTCAACGGGACCGGTCCGTTGGGGTTTGAACCGCAAGGCCCGCATGGTGAGACCGGTCTGGATGATATTAGTCGCAACCCCGACGCCCAGGAACTCGACACCGACGACATCCGGCAGGTTCGGATTCCAGTTTGATCTCGGCATCAGGTCGTCCCAACTGCGAACTGAATCTTCTTACGTGCCAAGGCCACCTGGATGGCGTCCGACAACCGATCGGCAGTGGCGGTCGCTTCCTCTTGGGAGATCGGCCCATTCACGTTGACGTTCAACTCCTGGATGACTACGCCCGAACCCGAGAAGGTCGATCCCCCCAGCGTAGCATGGCCAATGTTATCGGTGCTAGGGGCGGCCTGACCGATCAGCTGGTCGAGCAACCCGGATTCCTGTGCGAGAGCTGCCGCCCGTGCCGGCTCGTTAAGTGGGATAACGACCTCGGGGGCGTGAAGCGCTGCGAGCTGATCTTTATCGATGATACCGCCGTGCTGAAGACTGCCCAGGACATCTCCAACTACGCCCACGCCCGGAATGTTCTTCAACTTACTAATCAGGTCGCCCGCTTTGTCGATCGCACTCTTAATGACGTCAATGATGCTCTTGATGACGTTTCGGGCAGTGCGAACTGCGCTAGTAACACCGTCCCACGCCGCCTCGAAGGTGGAGATTATCGGCGAAGCCGTCGCCTTGATGAAGTTAATAACGGGCTGAATAGCCTTATCTTTAACCGCCAGAACCGCGGACTTAACCACGTCAACTGCAGCTTTAAAGGCATTCCATGCCGCCGTCCCAACACCGACTGCAGCTTTGAATGTACTTTGCAAGAATCGGCCGATCGGGACCAAGACATTTTGCCACAGGAAGGTTGCCGCCGTGGTTACCGCTACCACCGCAACCTTAAACACTGTCTGCAGGACGCTGGCAACCGTCCGGATGACGGGGGTTAACACTGTCGCAATGAAGGAGGCCAACGGGACCAGGACCGCGTTCCACAGTACCTTGAGGATCTCGATTGCCGACGCTACGGCGATGATCAGCGGGCCGATCATAATAGCAATCCACACCTTCAGTGCTACTATGAACACCTGAGTGAGGAAGTTGACTATAGGCTCGAGGACCGTATGCCAGATCGTGAGGAATACGTTGGCTACCGCCTGGACAGCTGGCACTATCACCTGCGTAAACAGCGTCCCGAGAGCAATAAAAGGCGTAATGAACGCTGCGGCGATGAACAGACCGAGAGGTACTAAGATGTCTTGCCACAGAGACCGGAACAAATCAGCAGCGAGCGACAGCGTAGGCTGGATGTTGGTCGAGATGATAGTCGCCAGCTTGGCCAAGCCAGTCGCCAAAATCGCAATCGCTTTGGCAAGCGCTACCAAAACCGGCGCACCGATCTCCGAGAGCAGTAACGCAGCTAGCTTGATGAGTGGAACCAGCAACGGGACCACCGCTACCAGCAGCTCCGCCAAGGCAATGGCGATCTGACCCAGTGCTTCGGCCAGCTCCGGCAGAGCAGGTGCCAGAGCCTCGAGTACTTTCTGCAGTCCGTCCACAAGCGCTTTGCCGACTTCTTTCAGGGCGGGTCGCAAGACCTCGAGGACCTGGAGTAGTGCGCCACCGAGGATCTCCGCCACCTGGGCCAGGATCGGACCCAGGGTCTTAGCAGCATCGACAAGCAAGTCACCCAGCAGTCGAGCGATGTCGGTCAGCACAGGAGCTAACGATTGAGCAACCTCACCGACCACCCGCAGGATATCCGCAAACGCAGGGCCTAGGGCATCGAGGAGAGCCTCCCCTACTTTCACCAGTACGTTGATCAGAGGGGTCACCGCTCGAACCAGCACCCCAAATCCGGCGATGAGTGGCGGGAGAATAGCTCCGAGAGCATCGCCTAGCAAGGTAATAATCGGAGCTACTGCTTCACCCAACGCAGAAAACAGCGGCATCAAGCTCTTCAACGCCGGTTTCAACGAAACAAAGGCGTCGACCAGCGCACCAGCAATGGGAGTAAGACCCTCCGCCACTCCCTGCAGTGCCGTCCCGAAGGCAGGTCCCAGCTCGCCAACGATCCCACCCAGAATCGTAATGAGGTTGGTCGTGATTCCTGACAGCGCAGGAGCTATGGTGCCTAAAGCACCCTGGATCGCCGGGACCGCTAGTCCAAGCTGCTCTTTGATGGTCGGAACCAGGGGCTGAAAGGCCTCAGTCAACGAAAGCGAGACCGTATCTTTGAAGGTACTGAACAAACCGGTCAGCGTTTGAGACTGCTTGGCCATCGCACCGGCCGCACCCGGAAACTCTTGCATCCCCTTAACCAGAGCAGCGATGCCTTCCTTCGCTGGCACAGCGCCCTTTTGCAACTGCTCCTGTAGAGCCTGGGTGGTGATCCCCAAACCATCTGCCATGGCCTGGAAGACAGGGAACCCAGGCACCGCTTCAGCAATCTGCAGCAGTTCCTCGGAAGAGATCTTACCTTTGCTGGACATCTGGGATAGTGCACGCACCACCCGATCGATGGCCTCGGGCGGTTGGCCCAGAACGGAGGTTAGGTCACCGATGGTGGTGAGTAACGGCAGGACATCCTTTTGCGTGAAGCCTGCGGCTTGACCCATCGCCAAAATCTGGCGGGCGTTATTGGCTAATCCCTGGAACTCGAACGGGGTGGTCGCAGCAAATTTCTGCAGATCCTTGATGAAGGCACCAGCTGCTTCGGCAGAACCTAGCAGCGACTCGAACCCGATCTGGGTTTGTTCCAAGTTAGCGGCCGACTTGAGACCGAAGCCGACTATAGCCGCACCACCAATAGCCAGCGACGCTGCAAACAGCTTTGCCCCAGTGGCCAACGAACTAAACAGGGTACGAGTCCGACCGAATGACCGCTCGACCGACGAACTAGCAGCTGCCGCCGATGCTTCGACCGGAGCAAACGCATCCACGCCACCAATACCACGCAATGCCTGGTCTGACTGACGTTGCGCTTCCTGGAACGAATCCTGGATCGATTCTCCGGCGGCCTCAGCTTCCGCCACCACGGGAGAGAAGGAACTGATACCGCCTATCTCTCGCAGTGCCGCATCGGATTGACGCTGGGCCTCCTGGAACGAGTTTTGGATGTCCTCGCCCGTGGATTCCGCCTCGGACTCGACGAGCGCAAACAGCTCCGGTCCGCCGATATCCCGAAGGATCGAGTCGACCTGGCGCTGAGCCTCGTTGAATGAATCTTGGATGTCCTCTCCAGCAGATTCGGCCTGAGTTTCTAGCGGCTTGAACAAGCCCGCCTTACCGATGTTCTGCAATGCCTCTCGGGCGTCTCGAGCCGCTTCCTCGAAAGCAGCCTGGATCTCCTCGCCGCTGGCCTCAGCCGCTTTAGCCGTCTTGCCCTCGAGGGTAGAAAGGAATGAACCAACTTGTTTATCGGCTTTGGAGGTGTCTAGCTCGACCTCCACGAAAGCGGTGGCGATGGGTCCGCCAGCTGGCGACGACAGCGACATCAGCCGACCTGTCCTATGGCGTAACCCATCGCACGAGCCGCTTCGAGGTTATCCCTGGTGATCGCTTCCTCACTCGGCCACCACGAAGGCATGCGTTTACCCGACTTATCGAGAGTCTTAGGTTCAGCCGATCGGCTCGCATCCGCAAGCATTTGGTCGAAATTCTCCCGTTCCTCTTTGTCGAGATGCTGGACCTTCAAGAAATAGATGAGATTGAGGAAGCGGCTATAGGGCAGAACCTCCGGGTCTATTCCCCGGTCGACGCAGTAGCCGTCGAACTCCGCTTGGAACCGCCTCGCCCATTGGTGGAGGACGATGGCGGTCCCGTAGGGTGGGGCTTACTGTATTCCTCGATCAGGAACCGAATAACCCCCTGCGACTGCCAACGTTCGATCGATTTGGGTCCTGCCAGACGCAAACGGCTTGCGTACAGCTCAGCCGATTCAGGCGACAACACCAGATCGAGGAAGTTAGCTAGCCGGACGTTATAGGTATGCTGGGCCTTGGCCAGCTTGGTGAGATCCTCAGCAGTCGCCGTATCCGGATCCTTGTCGAGCAGATCACCGAACTCGGTCAGGTCCATCAGGTCATCGATCAGACCAGCGCCGACATTGGGATACGCATGGAACACGTCGCCATCGAGGGTGAACTCGATTAGCGTCGGTTCCTTGATTACCGGCTTACTAAAGTCACGCACTATTGCATCTCCTGTTCTAGGGCAGGCCGTAGGTATGGCCTCGCCCTCATGAACCGGGTGCCTCGCTCGACGAATCCTGCGTATTTGACATTACTGCCGATCGTCACCACCAGTCGCCTACCCCGCCGGAAGGGGGACGACGTCTGGATGGACGCACGCAGCCTGCCAGTATCGACTGGACACTGCCGTTTAGCTCGAGTCTGCACGTTGATGCCTGTAACCATCAACCGAGCACCAAGAGGACTCACTGTTCCTCCTGGCGGACGCAGGAACCGCTCGAGAGCGCTAGTGTGCACTTTCACAGTCATTCGCACTCCCAACAGGTCGGGATCCCAACCAAGACCGTGAGATTGGTTCCCACACATCCGCCTTCGGGACCAACCGACGCGTGATCACCGAGACCCCAAGTATAGCCATCGCCCAGGATTGGAGAAACCGTATCGATATCCCGAAGACAACACGCCACCCCCGCCCGGACTGCGGCCATATCCGACATTACTGTGAAAGCAGTATCGTCAAGCTGATCACAGGTGGGAGGATGGTGTCTATCGCCCGTCGGCATGCAGCGGAACACTACCACGTTGAAAGTGACCACGTCCCATGGCACGTCGCAGTTAACAGGCACGCCGAGATCCGGAACAGGGAACTTACGGGATGGGTAGGATCGTGCGACATTGACCGTGAGCTGACCCTCTCCCTCGCAGCAGTTAGCGGCTTCAGGCTCAATGCCTGGCACCAAACATCGACGAGCTGGGCACCCAGCTTCCGTCAACTGGAGTTTAGCACAGGCGCAGTCGAGTAGCAAGCCCCCGACCCGGTAGATCTTGGTGAAGTCCATGCTTCACCCCTGAAGCCTTGCCGGCATGTGATCGGGCGAATAAGCTCGTGCCCGGTCCTGGATGGCCCGTGGGTTCATCTGCCTGATGAAGAGATCGGCCAAGAAAACCCCGGTCAGGTTATCCACTAGAACATCCTCAGCCCGGATCCGCTCCATGGTCACGCCTTGACGGACCACCTTCTGCACCTCGAAGGAAAGCCCACATTCCATCCCGCTGCAGGCCTTAGCAATCTCGAGAGCCAGCGCTCCGACGCCCATCTTGCCGGATTCGGGCACTGGCGCACCGATGGAAGTCTCGATGATCCACGAACCGGGACCGCCCGTTACCGTGAAATCCTGACACAGGGGCCATTCGTGGCCACCCATCCGGACCAGGCGCTGACCATCGTAAACCAAGTAGTCCACGTTGGGAAGCAGAGCAACTCCGTCGACCGTTACTGAGGTGATTTCGTTGATCGTCTCAGACAGCAATACTTCAGATACTGCTGAGCACGAGCAGCTGTCTCCGCATTGGCCGCAGGCGAGGTTAAGCCAGATCCCGTTTACGAGGGAAGGGTACGGCCAACCCCAATAGCCGCCTCGGGTCAGGACGCCGTCCGACCAGATGGTATCCTGGGGCCATTGGGTGTTGCAGTCCTTACGGCAGGGCCGAATCTTGACAGCGCAGTTACCGAACCGTCGACCTGTTGCTGACCATAGGATCTCTGAAGCAGCCATGACCGCTGATCCGGTGACCGCAGGGTTCACCCCTGCGAGATCACCGCACCAGATGTAAGGCCATGGCTGACACAGATCCGAATACATCAGGCCAAGGCCGCAGCACCGCAGCCCGTGAGTGCCGGCAACGGCAGAGGTGCCAGGTTGAACCCGTAGTGCGCTAGTGGTGGCACCGACGAGATCCAGTCAGGCGATGCCCCTGGACCTGTTCCCCAGCCGGTATTGGCTGCAGCGGTCTTAGCAGACAGCTGCCACTCGAGCGTGCCGTCCTCGATGGTGAAGTCATTGAACCTCCCCGCAAAGAGGTTGGGCCAAGCCCAGTAGGCCCGCAGAGGGTTGGCACCGACGCAGGCCGTCCCTGCTACCGCCTGCCAAACCTCCAGGCTGAACCGCTGCTCCACGCTGCCCTCGAGAACCCAGAAACCGGTACCAGTCACTGGCGCACCGGTCGTAATGACCAGCGCACCCGTGATCAAGTTTACGACATCCGGATCGATGGCACAGAACTGAATGGTGAGGTTCGACCGGCGGAACTGGTCGGGACCAACCTCGTTCACGCAGAAGGCGCCTTGGGCGTTGCGCAGCGAGTAGTCGGTACCATCCTCGTACTCCTGCGAGACCTCGACCTGCACGAAGCCGTCGGTGACCACCAGACCACCAGCACCCGTGACCGGCAGACCACACGAGTCGAGCCGAATGATCCGCATGCGGGTACCACGGATCGGGGCAGCGCACAAAGTAGGTTGTGCCATGTTCCCTCCTAAGTTCCGAGCGTACCCGTTGTAACGCCCGTGATACTGATCGGTATTGCGAAATGGCAGCAATCCCAGCCGATGACGTAAGTACGTTCAGCGACCAGAATCACATCGTTCTTACTACGGCTCAAGACGTCAGCCGGTCGAGCCGCTGGGACTTCGATCCCTGACCTTCGGATGGTCACGGCACCAGTCCCGTAAATCCAGCGCAGACCCATACCAGGGCTTCCGGTTGGTGCAACGGGACTGGATCCCGGGTAACCGGCACCAGCCGCAATCAGGTGACCCGACGGACTCCGGAGCTTGGCGCCGTCCTTAGTGGCCAAGTTCCACGCCGTCATGTGCGTAAGCACACTGCGAGGAACATGCAGGACACCCTCATTGCCGTAGCAAGACGACAGAGCTTCCTCGAGCAACGCCACACCTTCGACGACGTCCACAGCACCTGTAACCAGCACAGTCGCTGCGGTCTGCTCGATAACGCCGTCAGAGCCGGTGATGGGGGTGTTGGCTGCCAGATGGGGAGTTGTGCCAGCCGCACCGGTCCAGAACTCGCCTTCGACCGTCCGAGCTTCGCCGGAGGTCAGGGCTGCGATTGCTCGACGCTCCGCCTCCCCGATATACCCGATAGGGCTACAAACCGGCATCGAGTAAACGGTGAACGGGTTGCTGCCTCGAAGACCCATCGTCTCGGTGGGCATTTTGTCCGCAGGTGGTGCCGGACAGTCAATTGTGGTGATGTTGGCCTGAGTGCAAGTATCTGGCTCGAACCGTACACCAAGCTGCCAATGACTATCAGAATCCTCGATCGGCTGAGCGACCGACATCAAGCCGTATGGCAGGAGTGTACGGACAGGCGACGCAACAAGCTTTCTCGCTGCTGTCAGAACCACTGTCCGTACACCTCCTTTCCGTTAGGTTCGAGTGCTATCAGACCAACGTGCAGCTGGTCTGGTCGGCAGCACCCGTCCGGCCATTCACGCAGAACGGAACCGTGACGTTACGGGAGTCGTGACCGATCTTGGCGACGAGCTTGCATTCCTCGGTCCAAGCGGCCGTGTGGTCGTTTTTGGCGTTGAGGGTGCTGTCTCGGACCACACCGAGTTCCAGATCGAGACCGTTGCCGACCACGAAGGTACCGGCGGCCATGATCAGGAAGCTGACGGTCGCCGGCCAGGCAGTCGCCGGAGTGGTGAAACCGGGGCTGCCTGAAGCGCCGACCTGCCAGTCGGTGACGAACTGGACTCGCACATCCCGAACGTCGAAGTAGTTACCGATCTGCGCATCGGAGATCGCCAGGAAGTTCTCGACGCCACTGCGTCGAGCGAGATCCGAGCGGATGGCGTTCCGTGCCCAACGAGGCAGAACCACCTCGAGCACGTCGTTGTCGCACATGCGGTACCGCTCACGGTAGTCTGCAACCTGCAGGTCGATGGCACCCAGCAAGCTCGTGGTGATCGGGTTGCCGGTAGCGCCGATCGAAACCGCAGTGGACTGCGACACGATGTCGGCGATGATCCGCTGGTTGATGACGTGCCGATGCGCCGCCATCACGAGCCGCAAGTAGTTGCGAATGACCTCGGGATAGGCCGACTCGGTCAAGTTGCCCGCAGTGATACACAGACCGTGACAGTCGAGCCGCTCCTCCGAGAAGGTCGGACAGGGGACTCGAACGCAGGGCTTGGTGCCAGCACCAGTCGCAGCCGAGATGTCGTCGGTCTCGGTCCAGAGCCAGATGTCGTCGAGCGCATCAGCGATCGAAGGCGACACCGGGAACCGGATACCGCCACGCTCGATGCCGACCGTGGGGACGTCCAGGATGCCATCATCACAGACGATGTTGAAGAAATCGTAGATGATGGACGATGGGGCACACCACCCGCCCGCAGCGACGAGGTTCGCCGGATCGGCTGCCCGTCGCATGATGTCCCAGATCTTCTCGGGAGCTGCCTCCCGATCAAGGACGATGTCGAATTCCTTGCGGATGGTGGCGACGGTCGCCGGACCGCTCGGGTTGCCTAGCGCCTTGGCCCGGCGATGGACGGCCTCGGTAAGCTTGTCGAGGTCGTCGAGCGGACGGCCAGCCGAGAAGCTCGGCACGTCCGGTGCGACCAGGACCATGGCGCTAGATCGTGCGCCAAGCTCGGGATCCGGGGCACGCCTACGCACCTCGGAGAGCGGAACGTTCAGCCGAGGTCGCCGGATGACCAGGGGTGCGGTGGGGGCCGACGCTGTGACCGCAGGTGCGGGGGTCGTCGGAGTGATCACCGCATCGGGGGTGACGACCTCTTCGGTCTCGGTACCAGCGGTGACCGTCTCGGCAGCGGCCGTTTCGGTCGTAGCGGCTTCCTCGGTCTCTTCCTCGGTCTCGCCCGCCAATTCGGCGGCGAGAGCTTCGGCTCGTGCGTCCAGCTCCTGGCGTTCGGCTGCACGCCGCTTGACCTCAGCACGCACACGCTGCACAGCGAGCTTGATGGTCTCAAGCTCAGCGATGTTGTCAGCGTTGAGCTGCTGGGTGCCCGTGCGGATAGCATCGAAGGTGGCGAGAAGCTCACCCTCCATCGACTCCAGCTCAGGATCGGGCGTCTCGGTGAGATCCTGAGGGATCTCAACGCTATCTTCGGCTTCCTCTTCGGCCTGGTGCTCTTCGAAATAGAAGATCCACGACCGACTCGTCAGGCCCTTCATGCGGTAGTGACCTCCGTCGGGGTGTGAGAACTAAAACCACGACTGGAGGGTTCACACCGCTCCGCTTAGCGCATGAGCCTTGAGCTGCACGCCCGGAGTCGCTACTCCGTAAGCCTACCTATGGAAAAGCCTGGCAGTAGTATAGCACAGCGCCGCCTCGATCGTCAAGCACTTGACAAAAAGGCAAGGATGTGTTAAAATTAATATATGAGGAACACCGAGACCGCCCGAAAGATCGCCAACGAGACCCTGACCGCCGACGGTTGGACTTACAACGCAGAGACGGCCGAGTACACCCACACCGACGGTCGCCGTGGCCGCCTGGCCTTCATCCCCGCAGACGCCACCTCCGCTGTCGACGCCCGCAACTTCGAAGTCGGTCGGGTCGAGCTGCACCAGCCGGGTCGCCGCCCCACCATCGAGGACCTCCGGAACCGGGTCAACACCGCTCCGGCACCCATCGTCGTTGTCGAGTTCTGAAGGATGATCACCGACCGCAATTGGTCGATCGGGGAGACCTACGTCGACCAAGCAGGTAACACTTGGAAGGTCACCCGACTCGAGACCCTCCCTATCGGCACCATTCCCTGGGTGAACGAGCGAAGGGGCGGGGATAACCCCGCCCCTTCAATTTTACCTGACGGGCCTAGGAACAGGCGCAGGTGCCGGTTCGTTGGGCGCCAGCCAAACCCCTGCAGCGACGAACGCTGCGATAGCCACGTTCAACCACAGCGACCCTGCCATCTTCTGACCATTGGCCAGATACCCGGCCAGCAGCCCCAAACCACCGAGAGCGGCTGCTGTGATCGATTTGCTGTAGCTCCACAGGGGCAGCCCCAGGTTGGCAGTGATGTACACCTGGAACGCTGTGAAGCCTGCAATCGCCACCTGAACCCACTCGGGGTTGGTGATCTTGTCGTCGGTCCATGCGGCGGCGATAGCCATCACAACTGCGCCGATCACGGCGACGACACCTTTCATGTATGCACTCACGCAGGCACCTCCTTGGTGCTTTGCTTCCACGGCTTACCTGCAGTGCTGTCGAGTGGCGAATCCCCAACCGAATAATGGCAACGCCACGTCCGCTCCGGCACGTGGACGAACTTGGCTCCGATGTCCAGCAGACGGAGCCAGCCGCCCCAGTCCTCGCAATCCTCCCGTGGCCACTCCTTTGACCCGGGAGTTGGAAAGCCGCCGGAGCGCTCTAGGGCTGCCCGCCGCACGACCGCTGTAATCGGGATAAATGCATGCCGACGCATGTGCCGTGCTTGCTCGGGTCCGAACGGGACCCCTAACGGGTGAACCAACTGACCGTTGTGCATGACTGCTAGAGCGTCGGGTCGTTCAGGTGTGGCCTCGGGCCAGCCGACCAGCTCGAACCACGAGTACACTACATCGGCGTTCGTAGCCTTCGCCGCACTCATGCATCGAGCGAGATGCTGCGGTAGGAACTCATCATCATCATCGAGGAAAGCGACATAATCGGTCGATGCGTTTCGCCATGCCCGGTTGCGAGTAGGCCCAGCACCATCGCCTTCCTCATCCACAATAACGTGGATCTGGTCAGGAAACCGAGTCTGTTGATTAATCGACGCCAGCGCTCGATCAAGCAAAGCCTTGCGGGGCGGAATCGTCGGGATGCACACCGCTACAGTAAGCGGCTTGCGGTTCTTAGCCTGTCCCACAGCCCACCCCCCAAACCAACCCGACCGGGTTGCAATGAAATCGATGGAGCAACGTATACTGCATCTGACACAGGACGCTCAACAATACAATCGGCTCGGCATAACACGAGATAGGCACTGGTACGTCAATGGTAAGGCCGTGGATCTCATAATGATCTGTGCACGTAACCGATACAGCTACCACCGTTCTGGCCGCCCTGAGGTGTTCTTGCTGTCGTGATGCCAGAACCACGTTACCTCGTCGACATGGCGGAACCGGGCACCCAGCGCATCGAGTTGCATCCAGAACGCCCAGTCCTCGCCCGAGTTGTCAGCATTCGGGATCGGCTCCGGGAACGCACACTGCTGCGCTAGCTCATTGCGCACCAGCGTAGTCATTGGGAACGTGAACGGACTGGCGGAGTCCCATTGCCGGCCTCGGTTCATCGGTACCGGGTCGGTACCGCCCACTACCTGGAACCACGGCCAAACTACATCAGCTTCGAACTCCAAAGCGGTGTCCAGTAGCGTCGACAGGTGGTGGCCCATCAGCTCGTCGTCATCGTCGAGAAACGCCACCCACTCCGTGGTAGCTGCCTTCAGCGCTCGAGTACGGGTCGGCCCAGCACCCAACTTACAGTGGTCTACAGCAATAGAATACGCATCGGGTTGACACACCTGAGCTGTTGCTGAGTGCACAGCTCGAGCCAGCAGCTGACCACGCACGGGGATCGAAGGAATCACCAGTGTGATTTCGTCAGCCATCAATGCTCCTGTGCCCAGATCAAGCCATCCTGACCCGCTGCTTCATTAACCCACGGGGTCTGGCTTATCGTGGTGGAAGTATAGTGCACAGCTCCTACGCCCTGCAATACTCCTACCAAATGGCCAGCTGCGTTCATCTTCCAGATAAGGTCGTCATCGCCGTACCAGATCCGGTAACGGGGGTCGACGTCCTGCCACATCGAGACCCGGACCATAAAGCACCATTGCAGGAAACTCCTGCGATTACCGATCTGATGACTGACCGCCGTGACCTGACCCGGGGCTACACCAAAATGAGTCTCACCCACGCTCATAGCGCCGAACTGAGGGTTGGCGTCCAGGGCGTCCGCCAGCGCTCGAGCTGTGCCAGGGTAGATCTCAATGTCGTCATTGCACAGGATTAGATAGTCAGCCTCGGTTGTTTTAGCTGCCTGGGCGGCTCGATTCCATTCTTCGTAGATGGAAAGACCCGGCAAATGCTGCATACCCCACATTAGCCGGGGGTCGATATCCAACTCAAAAGGCCGCTCCGAGTTGACATATACCCTAACATCAACATCGTCATCGATCAAGCGCTCGATCAGCGCCGACAACCATGGCGACTTACCAATACTAGGAATGCAAGCGTGAATCACGCTCATAGCACGATGGGTGCCGGGATCGGCAGGATCCAAGCGCCGTCAAAGTCCGGATGGTTGCGCATGATGGTTGGGGCGTAGTTCCAAGCCAACAGCAGCACTGTACGAGCATCCAGGTGCTTGGTGGACGGAGGGGCGATCCGAATCCCAGTGCCTGGGATGAAACGACCCTGCTTGGCTCGGGTGGTGTCGATTACATGATCGATCAGCGTGTAGTCCAGTCCGGCAAAAGTGAGCAGGGTGGTCGCCTTCGCAGGCGCACCATAGCCGATGATCGGCAATTCAGCTTCGTTGATCGTCTCCATCAACCGATCAACGATCCGATCCACCCGACCCTGGAACCCCCGGTAAGCCTCGATACCACCTAGCCAGCGTTCGGAGTCTGAAAACCACCGATCAGTGCGATAACCCCTTATGTCCATCATTGGGGCCTTACTGCGTCGCAGCTCGACCCGCAGTGAACCGCCCTGCCTGCTAGTCAGTTCCGCTTCGGACACCCACAGACCCCAGCGTTCGATGGCGTGCCTGAGGCTCGTCATCGAGAAAAAGTTACGATGTTCGTGGTACACCAGGTCGAAGGCGTTATTGACCAACAGATCGGGCAGATACTGAACCTCGATGTAGGCGACGCCGTCCTCCGACAACAAATGTTGTACTCCATCGAGGGTGTCGGCAACATCCTCCACGTGCGCCAATACATGGTTAGCGATCACCACCCCCGCTGGGCCATGCTCGTCCCGGATCTGTTCAGCAACCGAACGGCTAAACGGTTCCTGTAGGACTCGACCGACCCGCTGCATGGCGACCTGAACTGGCCCGCCTGCAGGGTCCACTCCGAGGGTGGCGCACCCGGCCTCCTCGAAGTGCCGAAGCATATCGCCGTCGTTGCACCCGATCTCGACCGTCAACCGCTTCGCTAAGTCGAGATGCCGCTGCAAGATGTCCCTTGCATATTCGGCATGGTAGTCCGATAGTGGAGCTGAGGCTGACGAGTAAAACGAATAGCCGGTCCCGAACAGGATGTTGTGGTCTACTACCTCGAGCAGCTGGACCAGCCAACAGCCAGTACAGACGGCGAGCTGTAGCGGGTAGTAGGCGACGGTCTCATCAGCGGTTGCCGTGTAGGCGTCAGCGATCGGTGTGTGGCCCAGATCGAGGAACATCTCCAGGTCGTCATAGCCGCAAGCACTACAGGCCCGTCGCCTCATTTGAGTGGTCCAATCCACGCTCGAACTGCGTACTGCCAAAGCTGGGTCGGATCCGCCACTGGCCACCCGCCCTCGAGTTGGTTGATCGTCATGGCGTGCACCACTGGCCACCCGGCATCCCTGATGATCTTGGCGACTGCTGGGCCGGTGGTTTCCCACATGTGCTCGTCACCGGACCATCGGCCAGCTCCGTGCCGTAGCGTGTCAAGCGAATGGTAGGTGAAATCGAAGGTCCCGTCCTTGACCATCTGCTCAGCGACTGCGATATCCGGCCCGACGGCCACAAACACACAACCATCGGGGTGAGCGCAGGCCACTAACCCCGAGGCTAGCAGTTTACAGGCATAAGGCGACAGGTGCTCGAGCAGGTGGCCCGCATAGATGTGGGTTACCTGACCTGCCCACTCTTCCGGGACCGCTTCTCGCAGATCACGACGCTGGTCGATCCGGTGGGGAGTCTCATTGTCGACATTCACCCAACCGTCGACGTATCGGTCCCCACACCCCAGGTTGAGCTTCACAGGCCCCACTTCTCCCGGAACATCTGGTCAGCCTGCACCCAGGCTTGCTCGGATTCTGGCGTCTTGAACCCAGCCACAGTGTGGTGGTGCGTATCGAGGTCAATGACTACGACCTTGAAGCCTTGCGAACCTGCTTCTAGGCCGATGTCATCATACCCGTGGAAGCCTGTATAGCGTTCATCGAATCGGAGTTTATCGACCGCCCTAGGCGAGAACACCATGAAGCTGCCTTCGATCGACTCCACTTGACCAGCCCGAACGCCAAAGTCGATCAAACCGGTATCGATCATCTGGTGGCCAACCGGATTAGCGCTCCACCAAGCCAAACCGTTCCGGGCCTCTCCGCCCGCCACCCCAACCAAACCGACCTCGGGATCATCCAGGGCATACAGAATCTTCGCCTCAGCATCCGGATCGGTGACTTCGAGGTCGTCATGGAGCAGGACCACAGCATCGTAAGGCTCGCCCGTATAGCTGTTCAAGATGAAGTTGTATGAGCGAGTCAGGGAGATCGATCCCGTAACCTCGACGCAGGGGCGATCTCCGACGAACGGTCGCACCCAGGCGGCCACCTTCGCTTCAGAACTAACGCAACAACCAAAAGCCAGCATGACAGCCAGTCTAGCACACTGTTTGGGGAGCAGACTAGGTAGAGGTCGTCAGCGTTCCGTTCACCTGCCGCTTGTAGGTTGCCGCATCGATGTACTCGGTGAAGGTACGGTTGTCCTCCGGGTTCGGAGCGAGGACCGTATACGAAGGCCTCGAGGTCTTCGCCACGCCCTGCACACCCTGGGCCGCAGCCGCAGCAGCTTCTGCTCGTTGACGTGCCCTCTCGGCACAACTACCGCAAGCCATCAATCCTCCTGATTGGTCCGCAGGCGACGCACTCGAATGGTACCGTCCGACAAAGTCTCTGCGTTCATATGACGATACTTCTCCCGTCGAGCATCGGTCGGAATACCCGCAGCGACCAATGACGCCACCGACTCCGCAGCGAGCGTAGCCCTAGGCTTCGGGATCGGGAAGCCCGGGACGTTCACCGCCAACACCGCCACCAGTCGAAGCTGGCCGCCGATTCGGCGCCAGTCGCCCGACAAGGATGCAGCTCGCAGCTCCCGGAGTTTGAGGTCGGTGACCCCTGGCCGCAGGGCACCTGCGACCCAGATACCCCATCGGTCTTCGCCAACAGCGACGTCGACAACCGCAGTACCCGTGTCGTCGTAATGCTCGGCTGCCGGCACCGCACCCAGGCGCAGGGGAGCGTGGCCGGTCCCCATCGTGATCGTACCGATCCCGATCATGTCGCCTTCAGCGGTTTCAAGCTCCCGCTTCTGGAAGTAGGGGTAGTCACGCTCACGAGGCGGAGTGATGCACCGATCTGGGAAAGTCGTATGGCAGGTGGTCCACAGGGCAAGGTGACCGAATACCCGACCATCCTTCTGAACAGTCCAGGGTGTGGGCGCATGAAGCGTAGGATTCTGGAACCATTCCTTCGGCGGATACATAGGCCCACCTGCAGCCACTAGCGTCCCAGTCAGATCAGCGAGCGGAGGAGGAGTCCGTCCTGCATCCCGCAGATGAGCAGCAAGGTGGTTGTAGACCCCTTGGCGATCGGCCGCCGGAATGGTAGTCCCGCCTCGGCCACCGTTCAGCACGCCAATCCCGTTCGAGCATGCGATGAGGTTGGCGGCTCCTGGGTTGCCCTGAGCATCGACCTCGTGATGAATGAACTTGAGGTCGGATTTGCGGATCTCACCATCCTCGGCCGCCCCGTTGGCCATCCAGGCGTAAGCACCTCGAGCGGCATCGATCGACATCGGGGTAGGAAGCCGCTTCTCGGCAGCTCCGGAATCCCAGGTGCTGTCGGAGGTGTCGGTATGGTGGGAGCCGACCGCCGCAAACACATGTTCCAGTGACAGCGCTAGCTCCTGGTCGTCGATCAGGCGCAGGCGTGCCTCAACGAAGGCCGGCAATGCAACCAGGGTGGCCCCACGGATACGGCCTCGATGGAACACAGTCTTCTCGGGCGGAGGACCGAACAACATGATGATGCCTTCGTTCTCGTCCTCGGTAACCCGCTCATCGGCACTGTCGTCGGGGTACACCAACTCGACATCCGGCTCTTTGACCGAGTCGACGTCGACTGACACGCCGCCAGCCATGTTGTGCTCCATCTGGCCGGCGACCTTGGCACCATCGGGATCGCCCAGATCGAGGACACCCCAACCGTGGATCTCGGATCCCTGACGCTCGATGCGGTCGATCCGGCCGACCACAACCGAATGACCATGCTGCGGTTCGGACTCCCGCTGCCACATCAAGGGCAGGGGTGGTGTAGGCCACTCGAGCGAGTTGTGGGCGAATTCACGACCATCACCGGTCTCGACCCCTTCGACTGCCAGCACGCCTGTCCAACCCTGGAAGGGTCCCGCCATCTCCGGGACTTCGGTATCGACAGCCATGTCTTCGTCGGGCATGCAGGTACCGTCGGGCATCTTGTGGTGCCCAGGCGGGCAGGGCTTGCCTTTGTTTTCTTTCAGGCGGCGATCGGGACGAGTACCGGGGTTGGGTTTCGCCATCGTAACCGGATCGTTGGTGGAGTTGGTGGTGGTGACGCTCACTAGTTCCTCCGCTAGCTCGGCCAACTCGTGATCTGCTTCTGAGGCATAGAGCGCTGCGAGTTGGTCTTCAGCAGCAGCTCGGGTGGGGTGGCATCCCTCCACCTCGCCGTCGGCCTCTTTGACGACCGCATAGGGTCGAGATGCCGGACAGTCAGCATGATTTTCTGCGATTCGCCAGGGCATTATTCACCTCCGAGCGTGAAGTCATGCACTTCGCTGCCGAAGGCGACTCGCACTCTGTCGAACTCGATAGGGCCTACCAGCTCTAGGGCCTCAGGGATCAGAGCTGTCGGATCCGTGGCGTAGGCGAGACATACGTGCGGAGACCAGGGTTGATGCTGCTCGGGCATCTGCCACGCCTTAGCTGCATCCTGATTCGAATCGACGTTATCAGGAGCGTTGATCACACCTTGATGGACTTCATCCCGGATATCCCGCAACCCATTACCGCCCACGTTCAGGACTACGCACGGATCCTCGCCGTTCGGAT